CTGGTCAAACAGTAACAGGATCCTTTGGTCGCACTTCAGTAACTGAAGGGGTAATCAAAGACGTAACAGACGGTCAATTAGGAACCGCTTTCAATACCCTGGCAGGAAACGCCGTTGATATGATCGGCACTGAAACAGGACGTAAAACATTAGTCGGAGCTAGTTTGGTTGCAATCGCTGGAGCATTTGCACGCAGACAGTTCCCTCAACTAAAACTCGGAGGAAGTAAACTATACTTCAGAATATAAAATGTCAGTAACAACCATAACCCGAACCTACGACAGCACGCCTACAGACAAGACCTATTTTTCCCTCACGGATAATATGTCAAGTTCTTCACTCGGTAATATCCAAACTCCCCAGGGATCTACCAGGATTTCCAGAATCGATGTTGCTATGGATGCACCCGATACAAAAGGCGTTGTCCTGGCCTGTCGTTTATTGGGATCTAATATGAGTGAGCAAAACCTAAGCCTAGCAGGATCTTGCGGAGATGTCGCAGACGCTGGCGGTACGGCTCAGTTCAATATGATCCCTACCAACTTTAGTGTTGCTGGAGTTAACAATATAGATCTCCAGGTTGCATTTCAATTTACAACTGGCACACCAACGGCTTCGAGTCTCAGTGTAACTTTGTATTTCGAATGATCTGTTGAATGGCTAAGAAGCGAATAGTAACATTCCTAGGGGCTAGCCGAGGGCTCTCGCTAGCTGGAGATTACGCTTATGCGTATTCCGGAGTTGTGGAACCAGGGGCGGGCCCAACCACTGTACTTGATTTTACCACAGGCAATTATGTTTGTGTAGGTCGTTTTGAAATGAACGCCGACTTTAAAGGAGGTGGGGGTAGTGATTACAGCGTTACCCTAAAGCTCAATGGAATTACAGTTGTATTTGAACAGGATATAGCTAATAACTGGCTGGCTGGAGATAATGAATTTCATGTTATTATCCCACCAAATACCGTCGTTCAAGGTCAATTAAGTGACGGTGGATCTAATAAGGACATGAATCTTAACTTTACTGGTAGAATCTATAATGCATGACCCTAGGACCATCTAAATCGGTTTCCAGGGCCGCAGAAGGTAAGATCTATGGTTGGAGTGGAAATTATAGTCTTACCTCATCTGCCGTTACCCTGCTGGATTATACGAACCCCGCCGCATTTTATCTTACCAGGGTAACTTTAGGGATTGATTGGAGCTCCATCTCTGCGGGGGAAGTTTTGAGTTATACGATCAATGTGGATGGACAGGCCTTATTTGTTGAAAAACTGGTTGTAGCTTCAGCCAATATTGGACAGCAACCTAAGATGTATGAGTTTATTATACCACCTAACAGCACAGTGAAAGTTCAAGCTACTGAGAGTGCCAATAATGGGGGTATTTCGTGCATCCTAACGGGGTATCGGGTCTAATGGCTAAGAAAAAGACTGATCCATTCAAAGATCTAATGTCCAATATTGATTGGACTCGGTGGCTTCAACTCTCAATACCAATTTTACAACCCATAGCAGTTTTTGGGGGCTGGTTAGCATTTGCTAATTTAGATAAAAAAGCAGATGCAGTTTCAAAAATTATAGCGATTGGTGAAGTAATCCCTGCCGTAGATCTAAACGTACCTAAACCGGTTGTCCTGGCATCACTCTATCATAGTACGGCAGAAGCCCTGGATGTTTGGATCAGGATTATGGATGTCCTAGAAGATATACCCGACGCTGTTAGAGATCTAATAAAGGGAATTAAAGAGGAAGTTATAGAACCGATTGTCGAACCTGTAGTTGGATTGGCAGAAGCGATTGAAGAATGTAGAGCTCAAGCCAAGAAGGATTTAGGTTATGGATATTATATTCCAGGTGCAGCACAAAGCTATGTTACATCATGTCTAATTCAAAAGGGTTTTGATGTTGAAGCGAAAGACGTTCTGCCCTTTATTGGTGCTTTTGGACAATGAACGATACCACGGTTGCCGCCATCTGGATTTTGAGCTTTGGGCTTTACTTATTAATTTATACTTACTGGATTCCTCTAAGAACGCAAGAAAGAATAGAGCAGTGGCTGAGATCAGAAGAAAGTGACGAAACTTTGCTTATGTCCCTGGAAGTGATCACTAAAAGGATCAGGGAACAAATGTTAGTTGATTTTGAGGAATTTATGCTCCCTCAAGCGCGCGAGAATTTGCAAAAGTTTTGGGCTGGAGCCATGGGCAACGCCGCTAAAGAATTGAAAAACTCGGATCAGGGAGCGGGCTTGTCTTTGTTGCATAGTATTACTCAAGAATTAGATGGACAGCCCTGGTATATTCAAGCGTTAGGGTCCAAATTGTTACCCGCCCTCGCTGATGCAGCCAAAACGCAGACCAAACCCAAAGAAACGCAGGTGCTAGGCATGGGTCTGCAAAAGTAACGCAGCTAAACGCACCAAAAATCCACAAATCAGGGGGTGATAAGCCACCGTAGTATTTTTCCGGCTTGTAAATAGGGGTAAAACGTCTCCAGTTTTCAAAAAGATTGACATTTGTATATAAACTCAAGAAGAAGAAGAAGAAGAAGAAGAAAAATAATAACCCTACGTACCTAGTAAAAAGCACATAAAATAGTACATAGTTCTATCCTACAAAGAGTTATATACAGTGTCACCCACTGGGTATCTATGTCAAAGCGTGAATTTTGGTATGATGATATCGAATGTTTGAAATGCGGAAACATTGGTTTGACTAGTACGGGTAACTGTCGCAAATGTTACCAGGGGCACAAGATCTATGCCGACTAAATTTCAACGGAAACAGATCAAGCTCCATCCAGAAGTAATGATTAAACTTGAGGAGTTCAAAGAAGTTATCCATAATTACGCATCACCTCAAAGCCTTAGAGCTCCTGATAAAGAACCATTGAGGAGGCCATTATCCTGGAATGAGTTTTTTATGATGATAATTTCAGACTGGGAAGGATCACAGATGAAGTGCCATTGTGGCAAGTTCTATCATTGTGATCATTGTCGTATGGTTGATGAAGTCTCCAGGAGAAGATCACACGGGTTTGACGGTCAACGATGATGGTTAAGTGTTTCAAGTGTGGATCCAGGGAAGATGTAACGCTTCCTTCTTCAGGGAATAAAGAGATCGCTATGTGTGGAGATTGTTTGGATAGTGGTACTTCTACATCATGGGAGGAAATGTTCTTTGAATAATTATCAAAAGAAAACCAGGGAAGAAGTCTTAGATGACATCACCATCTTATGTAAAGAATGTCAAAAAACAATGTGGCGCCATGGTGGTAATTATTTTTGTTTTGATTGTCAAAGATTAGTGTAACCACTTACTCCATTTATATAGTGTCTCAAAAATAACTCTAAATGCCTGTCGGTGTTTATCGGAAGAAAAACAAGAAAGGCCGTTTCATGTATTTCCGTGACGGCAAACTAATTTCTAAGAAATCCTACGACATGTCAAAGTCGCGCAAACGTTCCACCCGTAAGGGAATGGTCCGAAAAACAGCCCGTCGGGCATACGTTCGCAAAAACAACCCAAGGAGAAAAATGAAAAAATCAATTCCACATCCGTCGGTTACTGGTATGGCCTCAGGATTAGCAATAGCCTCATACCTAAACGCTGGTCAAACAGTAACAGGATCCTTTGGTCGCACTTCAGTAACTGAAGGGGTAATCAAAGACGTAACAGACGGTCAATTAGGAACCGCTTTCAATACCCTGGCAGGAAACGCCGTTGATATGA